TGTGACTCCTGCTCCCGTTGCTCCTGTTAATCCAATTACTCCACTAACACCTGTTAATCCAATTACTCCACTAACACCTGTTGCTCCTGTGACTCCTGCTCCTGTTGCTCCAGTTACTCCAGATTCTCCTGTTTCTCCCGTTTCACCATCTAGTCCCATTTCACCAGATGGTCCAGTAGGCCCGTCAGAAGGGCCTGTTACTCCTATAGGTCCAGCTGGTCCAGATGGTCCAACAGGTCCACCAGAAGGACCGCTAGGTCCACTACGGCCACTTAAACCAGAAAATCCTCTTGGACCACTTGGACCACTAGGTCCTCCAGCAGGCCCAGTTACACCAGGAGGACCGGTTGGTCCATATCTCATCTCCAACACTTTACATTTAAGTTTATCATATTTTAGTTTCTCAATTCTATTGTCTAAATTATATTCACAAGACATATAAAATATGACATTATAAAATTAAAATTGAATAATAAAAAACATTTTAATACAATATAAAATGAATCAAGAAAATCACGAAAGAGTTCTGAATGAAGACCTCATTTTGAAAGAGTTTTGGATTATGAAAACTGAAATAAAAGAATTAAAACAAATGAACCACCAATGTATGAACATACTCGCAAATCAAAAAAATGAAAATATTAGATTATTAAAAATTATTGAACAACAAAACATAGAACTAATGTTAATAAAATGTAAATTATAGTAATATTTCTTGTATCCTACACATATTAATCATCATCATAATTTCACCATCAATATATTTTATCATATTTTTTTTATTTTCAAAATTCTGTTGTGTGTTTGCTAATTTTAAAAACTCTTGAATACATACTTTTACATAAGAATAATCGTTATCATTACGGTCGGACCAATCATTAATTTTAATGATATAGCGGCGGTATCGAGATTCCGTTTGGTCAATATCAGACAAAGTAATGTTTTTTTTATTATAAGCATCTTGTAAGATGTTGAATTCATCGAGCGGCATAATTTGTTCGAAATCAGAAATAAGTTCATCCATTTTATTAATATATGTTATTAATAAAATAGTAATCAATTTTATTATTTATAAATTTATAAATAATATTAATATATGAGTTGTTATACATTTGAAACTAGAAACTATACAAATGGAATGTTTAATGTAGACGCAACATATATAATACATTTGGAAAACAATGGCAGATATCAAAAAATAGAAAATCAACTCTCTCAATTTATCCCATCCAACAAAGTCTATATATTAAGAAATAAAGGGTACGATTGTAAACAAAACATAAACATTAAAAATTCGACAGATGATTTGGTTGATGCTTATTTAACTATTTTAAATGATGCCAAACTAAAAAATTATGAAAACATTTTAATTTTAGAAGATGATTTTATTTTTGATGAGAGAGTAAACAATCAAAATCATAAAGACAATGTAAATAAGTTTTTAAAAACACACAACGCGGATTACATTTTCATATTAGGGTGTATCCCTTTTATACAAATACCTTACAACTCAACAACATATAAAGGGTTTAGTGGAGGTACACACTCCATTATTTATAGTAAATCAGTTATGGATAAAATAATAAAAGATACAAACAAAATAACTGATTGGGATTATTATATAAAAACAAAATATGCTTGGGATAATTATATATATTATACTCCGTTATGTTATCAATTATTCTCAAATACAGACAATTCACGTAATTGGGGTATAAACAACCCTTTGTTATACATAATATCTTTTTTATTTAAAATAATAATAAAAATAGTTAGATTAGACAAAAGTATAGAACCCGGGTATAGTATATTTTATATATTGTCAAAGCTATTATTTATTGTGTTTATTTATCTAATATATAAGTTTTATAAATCATATGTGGAATAAGAGTATTGATATAAATGTACTACTTATATGTATTATATATGAATTATTATAAATTATTTTTTATTATAATGGTTATTTATGGAATTGTGTACGGATTAATGATTTATATTAAATATTTATTTATGTTATATGCATAATTACCCATTAATGTTTATTATAATGATTATGTCTGGCCTTCTCTCAACAATGAATATTTGGGTTGATAAATATCAAGACATACGGTTGAGTATAAATGATATTTATATGACATTTTTAATGACGGGGTGGATGTTTCTCTTTATGGGAATATTTTATATAGATAAACCCATACTTTTATTTGGATTAACACTTGTATTATTATCAGTGTGGTGTATTCGTACACAATTCTTAGTCAATCAAACACAATACATAATGGGGATGATACCGCATCATTCAATGGCACTACATATGAGTAAAAAACTAATGAACGAAAAACCGGAAATAGAGCCGTTTTTATTGAATTTAATAAACACACAAGAAAAAGAAATAGAATATTTAAAACATTTCAAATAAAATAAAATTGAAACAACATATATCAATATATAAATCATTAAAATGTCAACTAGTTCAGAACGAAGAGTCGTGCGAATGCTTGAACAGTTTAATACAAATTTACAAGGTCGTACAATAGAAGATTATTTCAATATAAATTCGAATATTCAATTTAGATTGAGAAAAAATAAAGAGAAAGAACGCAGCTGTTTGTTTTCATTTAAATACGAAGACAGCCCATTATTGTATAACATTTCCAATTTACCGCAAGATATAAATCGATACATTAAAACATACATACATAAACGATATGATATACGTTTCGAGTTAGCATTTCCTATGGATTATCCTTTTAAACCACCCAAATGGGAATTAAATACAGAGATAAATAATAAACAATTAAACGAACAATTAACTCGTGTAATAAAAATACACAACTACAAATATTTGGTTGATTGGTCTCCTTGGATAATGATAGAAAAAGATATATTGTTAATGGTCGAGAGTTTAATACAAATCAAATATTAAAAAAATCTGATATTTAGACCATCTGAATAACTCGCCCATCTTTAAATGTTACTTTTACATTTTTTATCGTACTTACAGTTGAAGGTGTGTCATATACAATCGACATTATCATTATTTGAAAATCCTCAATCTTATAAATAGTACCATATGGAGCACTTGAATTAACAGGCGTATCAATTAAAGTTGCCCAATCAGACGAACAATTACAATTTGAAACGGCCGACCATTTTAATTCGTGACTCGCATTTAGACCATCTAAATTAAAGGATTCCCATACATTCTTATTCGTTACCATAGGTATAGTATTGAACCGTTCAAACCCTACAACTCCATCTTTAGTAAATGGTCTAGTAAATACACTCAAATACCAATTTGTAGTATCTGTATCTGAGCTGGCGTTATATTCAATATTTTGAATATCACTTAAAGTTGGATAAAAATTATAAGGTGAGATGTACAAATTAGATGGATTATTACAAAGATTTTTGTTTTCTGAATTAAAAAATATATGTTGATAGACCGAAGCATTACCGGTTGTTTGTAAAGCATTTATTCCATCAAACTCAACTACATTCGCAGTACCCACTACATATGAAGAATTTCCATAACTCATATTATAAGTTGATTCTAATCCCATATTTAAATAGACTTCATATGAATAATCCCTTACAGTTTTTCCACAAAAGTTGTTATCTTTTGGATGATAATTTAATCGAACAGATAAAGAATCGCCATATGCTAATGGAACGGGCCACATTGTGTTATGTAATGTATCGTAACTCGACATATTTGTTGGAGCGATAGTATTCGACATATTACCCCCATAAAATGTATACGACTCATTATCATAAGTTGTAACTTTATTGGCTATACTTTGATTACTGTCGATATAAGGTGTAGTTACCTGAAATGTATCATACACAAACTCATTTGTTAATGTCCCAGTATTAGTAATATTTATCGGGTAAAAATACTTATACGACGCATTATTAGAAACTTTCGCATATAAATAATATGAAGTGTTGTTATTAGACGTATAAGTGTTGTTTACGAGTGTATTCATAGTTGTAATAAGAGCTGCGCGTCTATCTCTGTTATTTATTTCAATTACATCATTTTCTAACAAAAGATTCTCAAATAAAATCCGTGTAGGATTATTATAATAATTGTTATTATCTCTCGGGTATTGTATTGTACCGCATATATTTAATTTATTCATAATAAGAGTATTAAAACTAGCATCTAATTGAGTAATATTCTCAACCAGTTGTGCCCTATTACTAAACAAACCATTCATATAAATAGATGTAGTAATTTCTCTTAATAAATGTCGAACAAAGTCTATTTTTTGTTGTTGGTATCTAAATGTAGGGCTAACCGCAGTAGCTCTATCGACAATCGCATTAGAAAAAGGAATATCTTCTGAATTATTAAATGAATTTGAATTAATAGCATAAAACATATTTGTAAAATTATTGTCATCTAAATCATTTTTCGTAATATTAAAATAAAATAATGTACTAAATTTATCAATAGGTAAATTGATTCTGCTAATCGAATCACTTTTTGGAAATCCTGGAATAAAATTGAAATCTCCAAATTCAAGAGGAATTTCTACTTGAACGGCAATATCAATAAATCGGAATGTTATATTATTATTTGAAAATTCAATAGCATTTAATGTTTCAGACATTAAAATAATAATATATTAAATAATCGATAACTTTAAAAATAACTATTGTTTACAACTTTTCCATCTTTAAATTCAACTCTACGGAATGATTCATCAATTTTATCGTGCGAAACAATAATGACTGTTTTACCAACAGACAATTTCTTAATAATGTGTATAAGTTTTTCTTTGTTTTCAGGGTCTAATGCGGCGGTGGGTTCATCTAATACTAATATATGGGATGGTCTGTACAATGAGCGCAATAACCATACGATTTGTCGTTGACCACCGGATATTTTATTGCCTTCAATGCCCATTTTTTCATCCATTTTTTCTTTGAAATCATTCGCTATATCATTTAATTCGAAATCATTCAACATATTTACAATGGCTTCTTTAGAGGGTGGTTTTTTAAGACCATACACAATATTTTCATACAAAGACCTATTGAACAATTTTGGTTTTTGTGGAATATAAAATATATAATCTCTTATTTCAGTATTCGAAATAGAATTTATGTCGACACCTCCAATAGTAATAGTACCCATACTTAGCGGTTGAAAACCGAGTAACAACTTCACCATAGTAGATTTACCACTTCCTATATCGCCCACAAATGCTATCTTCTCTCCTTTTTTAATTTGTATAGAGACATTATCCAATACGAAACTTGTAGTATATTTATGATATATGTTTTGGAACACAATATCACCATTTTTAAACTTCTTATTAGGATTCTTATATATATTTGTATTTGTTTTTGAAATTTTATTAAAATACAATTCGGCGTCTTTTATTTGACTGTGTATTCTGGATACACTATGGGAAGAGCGTTCCGACATTTCAATTACACGAATAATTGAAAATGTGATAATAAAAGTGCTTACTAATTTTTCTGAATTAATTTGCTTCAATTTATATGTGTCATACAACACATAATTCAAAGAAATAAAAATACATAAAATAATAACACCCCATAAACTGTTACCTTTCATATAAAGTGCTCTAGATTTAGACATAATATCTTTGTAATCTACAAATGTTTTAGTATAAAATCTATTTTTTTCATAATCTTTTTGATTAAAAGTATATATAGTTGCCAAATTATTTAAGCAATCAATTAACGATTCATACATTTCATCTTGGTATTTATTCGATTTCATTTCATAAACATTAAACTTTTTATACATTATATAAATGTAAATGTAGTTGATTATGATAAACACACTATATAGTATTAATATACGTTTAGATATACCATAATAATGCATAAAACCTCCGATAACAACAAATATATATTTCATAACTTCATTTTTAATAATATCAATATAATCGAATAAAATACCGGGTAATCGAATCGTTTTTGATAATATCTCACCTACAGGTATGTTTTCAAAATCCAGTTCATAATTATCAATTATAAATTCAAATATAGTACCAGTGGCGTATTCAGTGAATTTAGGCACTATATAGTACATCGCTAACATTATTACACCATCAGAAACCCATTCTAATACATACAAAAATGTTAATACTTTGATGTAAAACACAAATAAACTTTGTTTATTATCTTTAAATGAATTGATAACTTTGCCATAATATTCAGGAACGTATATATAATGGACTGGGTATTCTACAATAGTAAATAATAAATAAATTAAGAATTTTATTTTATTATCCAAAATAAAATTTATTAATAAATTATGTATATTTATATCCATTAATATAAAATAATATTTTATATTATGTATTATTCAGATAATAAGTATAAAGCAAGCAAAAAATATAAACAAGATGGATTTAAATTAACAAGTGATATTTATCATATACAACCTGGTATAAAAAATGAGAAATTTTTATTAACAAGTGAGAAGCACATAGCCAATAAAAATTTAAAAGATATATTATTTGTATACAATGCACCAGTATACAATATGCCAGTTTATAATGCTCCCATAAAATACAAAAATGATAAAGATACCTATACTACACTACAATATGGTGATATGGAATTTTATAATTGGTTAAAAAAACAGTCCGACCCATCAATTGCTATATTAGCAGAGATTGTACATTCACCTAAATTAAATGTTACACTTGAACAAGTAAGACAAAATATAAATGATATTGATACTATATCTATCGAAGAATATAGAAAAATAAAACGATTGGGTTCACGACAAGTAAAATGGTTAAAAGAATTAAAAACTAAATATGGGATTCATATTTTAAAATTTTTACAATATAGTTTATTATAATTATTTTTTCTTTTGTGGTAACTCTATACATTCATTATTACTTCCAATTACTGTATATCCCATAACTAAACCGAAAGAATAATATAATCCATATCCATATATTACTAATATAAAAAACAAAAATCTACCTACAATTGATATTAAAATCAATAATCCAATTATGATACAAACGTTCACAAACTTTTGCATCGATGTTTTGTTTGGTCTTTTTTTAAATATTCCTTTTATCCATTTAATCAATAACTTTAAAATTTTTATTATTAATTTTAAAAAAAGTAATGTAATAAATACAAATATATACAACACAATAAACTGTAGCAAAGCACCTAAAGTAAAAGATAACCTACATACCCCCCAATCACTTTTTGTATAAGGAATTTTAAATAATCGAATTGAGATAAAAGCCAGAAAAAATAATAAAAAATATACAAAAAATTTACCAGATTTTAAAAATTTTAAAATACCATCTAACCCTGTTGGACCACAACTATTTTTTTTACATTTGGGTTTTGTACATTTTTTACGTACCATAACATATAATTATAAAATATAACGAGTTATTTGGTCAAAAATCATAGCATATGATTCTATTTTTTTTTGTGTAGAGCTCCCTTGTGTATGTCCAAATTGCGAATCTATAAATATAGATATTTCTTTATCTTTATTTTTAAATACATCGACTTCTTTCATTTTATTATAATATAATATAGGTCCATTAAATGGAACTAAAGTATCATAAACGTTAGTGTATATAAATATATTTGGATACACTGTACTTGTATTAATATGATTTAATGGAGCATAACTTTCTACATATTTTTTTACTTTTGTATTCGTTATATCTCCATATTCAGAACTAGTTTCCATACCTAAAGGTAATTTGGTGTTATTTAAAGTATAATTTATATCAACAAATGGAACTCCTAATATAGCAAGATTACACAAGTCAGGTCGCATATTAATTACGGTTGATATTAAGAGACCGCCAGCACTTCGCCCCCATATTGCTAATTTTTCACGGGTTGTAAATTTATGCTCTACGATATAGTCCGCGATTTTTATAAAATCTATAAATGTGTGCTTTTTATGTAATAACCTACCATCACTATAACCTTTATATCCGTATTCACCACCGCCTCTTAAGTGCGCTATAATAACCGTGAATCCAGATTCTATTAACGCAATGTAATGAGGTGAATATTCACACTCTTCATAGGTTGAATAACTTCCATATCCAAACAATACACATTTCGATAAATGCGGTTTTTCTTTAGATAAAACTGTAAAAAACAAATGTGGGGTTATGTATACTTTTTTTTCATAATATTTTTTATTTAGAATGATGGAATCTCCGATGTGATATGTGTTGAATTTTGATAAATAATAGTGAATTGTAAATGTAAAGTCTTTCAAATAAGAAATATCAACATTCATTTCTATATAACCTATTTTTTCATTAAAATGTTCGATTATTTTATTACATTTTAAAGAAAATAACTTCATACCATTTTGATATATCAATGTAAACATATAAGTATTTTCAATAAAGACAACTCTATTAATAATTTCATATATGTTTGTATTACTATAATCTATTTTATATGTTTTAAAATCAGTAGTTCTTTTTAAAAGGTCGTGAGTTTTGTTTCGTTCATATAGTATCCACTCTCCATCAATGTGGTCTATATAAGGATATGATACTGAATCTTTTTTTGTAATAATAGGTTTTCCGCAAATTAATTTTCCATCATCATTATCTATAATGTATAATTCTTCAGTATTGTAATCACTTATACTTATAATAATGTAATAAGAATCAGAACTAATATATATATTTCCGAAATTACCTGGTGGTATTTTTTTCAATAAATATTTGTGTTTTGTATTAATATTATAAATGTATATTGCGTCTTGATTATAATATTTATTTTGAGAGATATAACATATTTCATCATCATTTATCCATAAAAATATATCGGAAACCCTGGCGACTGATGTATCATTATACATATCTTTCATTGATGCGATGGGTTGCGACGGCAAATGTATTTCTTTAATTTCATTATTGTATAAATCTTTTAAAAACAAATGATACATACGACTACCTACAAAATCTACTCCAAACAATATTTTTGTACCATTTGGGTTGATTTCAAATTCAGATAAACTAAAAAAGGGTATTTTTTTTGATAATAAATCTACATTTAATATGTCATATTTTTTACATTTGTGTTTTATATAATAGTTGTAATAATTGTCTTTTTTTAATTTGGTTTTCCATATGTTTTCATCGATTGAATATATTTTGTCTGTATCTAATAAATATTTTCTAATTTTTTGAATAAACATTTTGATTTTTGTTTGCGATTTGTTCTTATTATACTGTTCATTTAAATGTAAATGTTCGTGGTTGTTTGGTTTGGGGTATTTATTATAGTATTTGTGTAATACATTGTTTACAGGTACTTTACTCATTTCTTCAGGAGTTAAATATTTGTTTAAGTTTTCCACAAAATATTTATAAGTTTTTTTAGTTATATTTCGTTTTTTATATAAAGAATGAGTATAATTATTCATTATATAAATAGTATATAAAAATGAATAAAAATATTTTGATTACAAATTTGAATAATCATTTATAAATATTATATAAGAATACTTAGTTTAATATAAATAATGGATTCAATATCAAATAAAATGTACAATATGTATACGCAATGTTTATTAGAGGCAGACAAGTCCATATTACGATATAGGCACGGTTGTGTTGCTACTTATGGAGGTAAAATTATAGCTCGTGGGTGTAATACACCTAAATATGATAAAAACACGTGTACGTGTCACGCAGAAGTGAACGTATTACATAAACTATACAATAAATACAATCATAAACGTCAAACAAATAAAATAAAAAGAATATTTCGTAAAACAACGTTGTATGTTTCTCGTTTATCTCAAGCAGGTATAAGTCACGATTCAGCACCGTGTGTAAATTGTTTGAATGTTATTAAATTATATAATATTAAAAGAATTATCTTTTGTTTAGATAATGAATATTATATAATAAACCCGAACACACCTTATGAATTACACGAATCGCACGGCCACAAACACGCACAAATGTACAATTAACAAGCATATAATTAACAAGCATATAATTAACAAGCATATAATTAACATTCAGCCTGTGCCTTAAATTCTTCAAGTGTTATATCTGTAGTACAATTAGAACATCCAGTACATTTTGTACAAGTTTTATTAACCCAAGGAGGATAATGTTCTTTTGAGGGTGGAAGAGGAATACAATGATTTATTAATAGATTTTGTTTCAAATAAGTATCGTACGACATAGGTGTTGTGTCTTTTGAAAAGTATACTACCTTACTACAAGATTTACCACCATTATTCAATACCTCTGCACTATTTATACAACGAGATTTAGGATATACACTGTCCGTTTTCTTAAGATGTTTTTTAGCCATATAGGTGGCATAATCTGTAGTGGGTTTGTTTTTAACCACATTTAATGGATAAACGCCATTAATTCCTCTTAATTTATGTGATAAATATCCTTGAGTGTTTTTAGGTGTTGGCCGCGGGGTATTATAAGGGTCATCATTTACATATTGACTTTTGACAATTGTAGACCGCCCTTGTCCTTGCCCAAATGGGGTCTCGCCTATGAAACGGGTTTGTATAGAAGTCTCTCCTGAATGAGAATCAACTCTTCTTGAACTATTAAGAGAGAAACCAAACATTCCGCCAGAAATAGTACCGCATTCATTTGCAGTCCTCTTCATATTTACATTTGAAGCTGAAGATGCTCCGCCTGGTAATGTTTCTTTTGTATTTAAAGATATTCCTTTATTTAAAACTTTCGCCTTTTTATTCTTCATAGCACTCGACATATATATACTATAAATAAATTAAACACGGGTCTTTATCAAATGAATTTTTAATAAAATAATATGGTTTTGAATATTCTAGTTGGTCCAACTCATCATTGGTTATATCATTCTTTATTTGTTTTGTAATTACATAATACATAAACAATCCAACGGATACATAAAGGAATTTTTTATTATTTTTATATGAAATCGTGTTGGGTATAAATTCTATCTTCTCTTTAGGAGTTTCATTGTAAATGTAATAGTCGTCAAGTAATTCAACAATGTGTGTCTCTTTTGTTAAAAACAAAATTTGGTCGTGAATTTCAAAATCATTCAAACATATATGTGTTAAAGTATATCCTTTGTGCTCTAAAAAATGTATAATGAATATTAATGAATAAATACACGTTTCATTTAGTTTCTTGTATTTAGTATTTAATTTAGGTTTTATTTTAAAGAAAGTTACTTGTTCTGATTTTAAGTCATTTAACAATGTTTCTAGGGACATATAAAGAGTTTAGAAAAAATTGAAATGAATTTTATTATATAAAAAAGAATAACAACAAATTATAAAATGTCTTACGTACCTCCTCACGCTCGCAACAACAAGGCTTCCAAGGCACAAGCGCCTATCCCTTCTAAGGGTTCGCTTAAGCCTGTCAAGAACAATTATGTGAATGATTTTCCTGAATTAGGAAATGCCAAGCCAAATATTGTTACTACTAATATGAACTTTAAGCAATTGTTTGACGAAGAAAATTTTGAGCCTACAGTTAAACCCAAAGAAATTCAAAAGGGAATGATTATTTTAACAAAAAATGGAATCATTAATAGTTTAACACCCGAAGAAGAAGAGACGGAGAAAACCGCGATAACCAATCAACTTGTTCATAAAAATATGATTGATATGTACATTCGTATTGAACAACAACGTAACAGTCGTGTGTCACAAGACCCCAATTATGTACCTGAAAATGTTATTCCAGAATACAGCAGTTCAGAAGCATCAATTAGCCCGGATGAAAGCGAAACGGACGCCGAAGACCCAGAAGATGACAATGAGTTTTAATTGAGTTCTAAATAGTATATTAATTTCTAAAGTAAATTTAATGAATTTTTCTTCTTATGATGATGATATAAAAGTAAGTTTAAAAGAAGATTTTGAAAATTTAAAAAATAATTTTGTTAAAGAAACAGTTTCCAATATCAATATTTATTTTTTATACAACGTCAATCAAGTATGCGAACAATACAAAAAAGTGATAATGCCTGTAGTAGAAGGACAACTTACTAAAGATGCTTTGTATTCTGAAATTATCAAACATCGTAATGAGTCTGGAAGGCGTTTCAATGTAAATGGTATTTATTCTTATAATTTTGATGTAGATGAATTGTTTGATTTTATTGAAACTGATGATAATTGTTTTAAAGAATACAAACAAGTTGAAAATATTACATTCAAGCCATCGTTTGATTATTTTCAACATCACAATTCATTGTTTGTGTTTTTTACAAATGAAAAAAGTAAAAACACACGGAGAACAAGCCACCCAGTTAAAAAGAAGACATTGAAAAATGTTTAACCAAACTATATAAAAATAATCGGATACTTAATATAATGGATACATACGATAATGATGTACTTGATTTTTATATTCAAACTACAATAAATGTTGAAGTCGATATGTATTCATTGAAAAACAAATATATGAATTTAATAAAAACAAAAAACCCTTATGTATTACCTCTTTTGGCTCAAACAAGAGATATTATAACTGGAAAAGGGCTTTGTAACATTTCTTATTTAATGTGCGAATCTCTTTTAGAGTGCGCTTTTAATGATGTTATACCTATTCAAATGTTCGAAAAAGTATTTGACAGATTCTTTGTATTTGAAGACCACCCCTATGGGTCCTATAAAGACATTAAATATTTGTGTCAGTACATTCGCGATTATTCTATAATTAAACTTGAAACTAAAACACATATTTACGAATATTTAATTTTTAGATATGTAAAGACGCAACTGTCAAACGACCTTCATAGTGACACACCGAGTCTACTCGCAAAATGGCTTCCGAGAGAACGGTCCAAATTTGGTTGGCTCGCTAAACTGATTGCGAACATTTGTTTTTCTTCTCTCGAAGAATATCGAAAAGCTATTAGTAAAATAAACATTAAGTTGGACACACCTCAAATACATATGTGTAGCGGTTTTTGGAGTGATATTTCATTTAACAAAGTGTCGGGCACAACTCTTGTTAAATCACATAATGCATTTAAATCAACCAAAAACAAGGACCGCGCATTATGCGCAGAACACTTCAATAATTTTATTTCACAGAGTTCATTCAAACTATCCCATATTATGCCGCACCAATTAGTACAACAGTCCATTCAAAAATATGATGATACCCTCGACATTTTATGGAATAATTTAATTGTAAGTTATCCTTTGTTGAAACCGATTCTTCCGATTGTGGATATGACATCCAATTCTATAGGAATGGGATTGTTGTTGAGTGAATTATCAGAATATCACAAAGTAATTACCTTTTCACAAACAATAGAATTGTTGGATGTAAAACATTTAAACTTCAATGAAAAAGTACAATATATAAGAGAGATAGATTCAACTGTTTGTAAAAATAATAAATGTATGATTTATGATTTTATATTGAACAAAATAAAATCGGGAGCTATTCATCCCGATATTACAATTGTAATTTTAAGTAATAAAATATCTCAAGTCCATCTTGATATGGACCATTCAAAATCACTTCCTCATATTATCTATTGGAATGTAAACTCCGCACAATTACCTATTACACACAAATCAAACATTACAACTATATCGGGTAACAGTGCTACATTGGTTAATTGTTTATTTGATTTGGACCAAATAAAAAATAAGAATAATAATATAACATCTTGGAACATATTAGAGCACACATTGAACAAACCCCGATTTAAATTTTGCTAATATCAATTTCAAATTCTTCTTCCTCTGTAAATTTGATTTCGTCCATTTCTTCCGTTGTATTCGACATTTCATTACCCTGTTTCAACAAAATTGTAAAATTGTTATTTGTTTGTAGAAGAGTTTCTTTGTCATTCGACGAATATATTTCCAACAAATCGCATTTAGGAAGTTTTGTATCGTGTGCGGATTCCCAAGTTCGCAAACCAACCAATACCCAACTTCCAGTTTTGACTATATTGGATGCTTTATTTTTACCTCTAAAACTTCCTCGAATCTCACACAATCGCGTAATATCATCATTACCTTTAATATGACATTGGCCGTTTCCCATCATTTTTATAACAATTGAATATACTTCATCTTCACTTTGCGACAAACGGACGCGCCTGTCATTGGTAACCTTCTTTTGATGTTTGTGGTGACCTCCTTTCAAATTCTTCCCCATTTTTTATATAGTTATTTATTTATTTATTTTAATTCAATTTTATATGAAACCCATTTTTAAAATACAAAAACAATCCAAAAAAAACTTTATGGCCGTATTGCGTAAAATGCTTAAGACGCCAACAAAGCAAAATACACGAAAACGAACAAATACAAGAAAATCATAAACAAACTTATTTAATAACAGTTGCTTTAAGGTTTTTACTTAAACTCTTAGAAAACCCCGATGTAATGGTATCGTTCTGAATATAATGATGGTTAATAAACACATCATTTATTTGTCGCAAATCTAAAACACTAGGTCTGTATTCTGGATTTGGATGTATCAATAATAAAAGAATGGTTAAAAATTGCGGTAAATCCATATGAATATCATTATAAATATCTATAAAGTGGAGACCTATTTTAAAATAATCCCACGTGTCTGAAGTGTTTAATAATTCTTTTACTACATAATCTATGGGTAAATCAATATACTTTTTGAAATATTCAATCGCGTATTGTTTATAATTAGCAGAAAAATTCCCTTTTATTTTATTAATAATATCGTGATTTTTCAAATAATAATTGACCGTATGTTCAATAATGTCTAATGTTAAAGGCTCTTTTTTGTGTATTAAAAAACATAACAAATGATAATCCAACGACCAATATATCCAAGTGGGAGAGTACTCGAAAATAGTTTCTTTTAAATAAGGAGCATTCAATTTATTATCAATAAAAAAATACTTTTTTATTAATGATAAACCAAAATCTATCACATATAAATTTGAACCATCATACAAAATATTTCCAAAATGTAAATCGTGGTGTATGATACCTTTTTCAATCATAACCGAAATGCGATTACACAGTACTATATACGATTTCACTATCGCATTCTTGGATTTTTTTAAATTTAAATAATAAGACAATTCTTTGGATTTTATAAACTTTAAATACAACAAATCGTAATTCTTTTTGATATGTGGGTCTTTATCAAACAACTTACAGTGTTTTACCATTGGCGATTCTTGTAATGCTTTTTGGGTTATCCCGCATTTTTTAATAACGGTTATAAACCCATCTGTGTTGGCTAATAGTTTTCCAGCGATAACTTCTATTTTTGTAGTAAAATCACTCTTTACTATTTTAGTAACATATTTCTTTTCGTGTGTTCTTTTACCATCACACGTATATGCTGGATTATATACACACCCGTATACACCAGAACTTAAAAAGTTTTCTTTGCTCATAATTACATATACATTTTATTTTTCATTTGATAATACTGATTCTTATAACTTTTTTTAATAAAAGGGTCGTCATTCTTTTTAAACAGTTTATAGGTTTCGGATGGTTTAAAATCAGGATTCGCTTCAAACTGTACTTTGAGGTGTTCTTTAATTTCATTCATTAGTTCAATCGGCAATTTTTCAGTTACTTTGCGTTCTTCTTTATCTTTACTTTCATTCTTTTTAAACTTTTTAATGTAATAATATTTGATACTCTTAAACACCTTTTTTTCAATCGACATCTCATATTCATTTCTTACTAAAAATACTTCTTCTTTATCCATTAAATCTTTAATATGCGGTTTTTCAATCCACTCCGTAAATGTATCGAGCAACGTCTCATCTGTATCGAACTTATGAATATCTGAAAAATTCATAATTTCATTATTGAGCTCACTCGAGAATTTAAATCGAAAAATCTTCATTTTGATTGTTCCAAAATGTTAAGTTTTTCATTCAATTTTTTTTCTGCTAAACGTAGACCTTCTACATTAGACTGAATTTGAAATGCGCCAAATTGTTTCATCAACTCGATATATGATTTCTTAGGCTCTTTCTCAATTAACAATGAAAAATCGGCCAATCTCGGTACAAAATGTACAAAATCGCTGTATTGTTCATTCATATCTTTGTCAAAACTTGGTATACTCACTACTTGACAACCTAAAGATAGGGCTCGGTTGATTCGCTGTGTTTCTAATGCGTTTTCTTTGTAAAATGGTAAATTCAATACGTATTTTACCGATTTTAATTTTTCAGTTAAATCAAGAGGATTAACATAAGTGTACTTGAAATCGAGTTCGACATTGTAGTCGGGGTTTTTATTTTTAAAGTCGTTCAATATCATCTCTCTTTCTTTGTTTGGAGCTCCACAAAAGAAGAAGTCGATAGGCCGACTATCAAAATCAGGCATTGTTTCCATTGAAAAGAAATCATAATAATAGATTGAGTAACAAGGAGTATCGAAATGCTTCTTAAGCCTTCTGAGATTTTCTTTACTCCAATCGAGAGATGCGTTTACTTTATTTCTTAACAACTCAACATAATATTTGTTGTCGAATTGTTTACTGTTGTACTGCTCTGTTTGAATAATAATAAATGCGATATTGGTCGTTGATTGTAACTTCACAAGTTGGTCGGCGCATTCGTGAGCCCCGAACACTATAATGATGTCCTTGTTTTTTACTCTCATTTCTTGTACGAAAGGTACCCCAAGTCTTTGGGATAATATGGCTGCGTTTTCATTAAAGATTTTATGAAATGACACAATATACATTAATTATTATTTAGATAATTACTATTCAATTATAACGAAATAGTGTCTAAAATTGCTTTGTGCTTTTCATAATCTGGAAATGTATCTACGTTGTATTGTTTCCAAGGCATTTTATCAACGGTATTGGATGAATGACATATACAAATCATTACTTTTAATATATCACTGTGGGCAATTTTCCAATGACGGCCTTCTAAAAATTGAATGCCTTCGCTGGATTGTTGTTCGCTAAATCCCTTCTCTTTCCAAAAACTCTTTTTATATACTAAAGTTGCCTCGTTGGCCATACTTAAATAAGGGTTTCTCATTGCGCCCTTCTTTCCGTCAGGAAACACGAAAATCATATCGGCCGTTCCGACGGCATCCTTCTTTTCTCTCTCTAAAACTTCCATAGAATAAGAAATGTAAGTTGGGAAATAAACATCGTCGGTATCCATATGGGCGATGTAATCTCCGTTGGACTGGGAAACAAGTAGGTTTCGTTTCTCTCCGATAGACATTCGATGGCATTTTATGTACTTGATTGGGTAAGGAATATTCAAGGATAATTCTTCTTCTCCATCATCGCCGATGACTACTTCTAAAATGTTTGTATAGGTTTGACAATTGATGTTGTATTCAATCAATTTCTCGAACTTTTTGCGATTATAGGTTGGAATAATTATAGATACTGACATTTATAATTATTATATAATTTTTTTATATAATTTTAACTTAACTTTAACTTATGAATAATATAAAGTTTTATTTGGTTCTAAAAT